AATGCCCACTGCACTCGTCACGGGGGGATGTGGGTTCATCGCGTCCAATTTTATCAACCGGATGAAAGACAAATACCCAGATATTGAGTTTGTCACCGTTGATAAAATGGATTACTGTTCAAATGTAAAAAACATACATGAAGGAAAGGCGACCATAATTAAAGGAAATATTGGAAATGTGGAACTTATAGAACATCTCATACGCGAATATAAGTTTGATTACGTGTTTCACTTTGCGGCACAAAGTCATGTGGACAATTCTTTTGAAAATGCACTCACATTTACGAAGGATAACGTACACGCAACGCACGTACTCATAGAGGCCTGTAGACATTTCCTACCAAACGTTGAGTTCATTCACTTCAGTACAGACGAGGTATATGGCGAAAGTCTCACAGACGTACCATTTACGGAAAAGGATGCGGTACTCAAACCAACAAACCCTTACTCAGCATCCAAAGCGGCGGCAGAAATGCTCGTGCGTTCATACATTGAATCGTTTGGTATGAATATCAAGATCATCAGATGTAATAACGTCTATGGACCAAATCAATACCCGGAAAAATTGATTCCAAAATTCAAGAGATTGCTGAAAGAAGATAAGAAGTGTACCATTCATGGCACAAAAAGTGCAGAAATTAAACGAGCGTTCATTCACGTGGATGATGTAATAGACGCGGTTGATGTGGTGTGGAAAAATGGTATAACTGGTGAAATATATAATATTGCATCCGATCACGAACTTTCTGTCATGGATGTGACGAGGATGTTAATACGCATCATAAAAAACACAGAAAATTATGACACGTGGATAGATTATGTCGAGGATAGACCATTTAATGACACGCGGTATTACATATGCGCTGAGAAACTTAAGTCACTCGGGTGGTCACAGAAAAAGGGTATGAATGATTTAATTAAATTTCTCAGTACATGATATAAAAATGGTTGTGTCTAAGATAGATATGCAACAATTATCAAACCTGGCCGCGAGAACAGGTCAAGACATGGAAATGTCATATGGTACATTGTTCTTGATCGCTGTGATGGGTGTGTTCTACATCGCAGTGAGCTCGGTGGGAATCAAGACCTTCAACGACTGTGACCAAGTTCAAAATTCGCAAAAGTGGAAAAACCTCAAAATGTTTTTGAGTCACACGATGACGGCGGCCATCGCCATGATTCTCACACTTTTGTTGACTAAGATTGTGAAATCCGAAGCCGCGGCGTTCGCGCTCTTGTTCGGTATTTTCGGTATCATCGCATCTTCCATGACTTTGGCCATGACCAATGAGTGTAGTAGCACCGCTGATAAGTCGGCTCGAAACTTTGGTATTGTTTCGTTGTTGGGTCACATACTTTTGTTGATAACATCAATTTACTTGATGATGAAGCGCCGTGGTATCAAACCAACGATACCCGGTATGTCGCGCCGTAACACACCCAGAAATGTTATGTCGAGTTACAAACAATATCCAGCAACAGCGCAAGGTGGTGTCGAATTTTAATGTGAATGTATAGCATATGGACAAAAGAGTCGTCTTAGTATTGTTACTGTGTATGTGCAGTTGTTCAATTTTCGCGATGAGTGCATTCGGTATTTTCACAGCTAAAAAATCAGGTGTGATCGAAGGTACCGAAGAATATTATATACAGAAATATGAACTCGACAAATTGAAAAAAATACTCGTAGATGCGATGGTCGCGGATACCACCATCGTAACAGAAGAAAAAACCGTGGGTGACTTTTTAGACATCGACGATTTCATCGAGTATAAAATACAATTTGCCGCCACTGAGACACAACGAAACGAAACGATCGCGCGATCACAGCCACATATAGATCGTATAAAACGATGGTGTGCAAAACATTACGACGCAGTTGACACTTTTAAAAAGTCTACCACCATAAAAATTAATTATCTCGATGGTACACAGATTTCAGCAAAAAAATTTTACGATAGATACATGAACGGCGTATCCGATGAGGCTAAAGCGCTACTTTTAAAAATTTGTGGAAAGTAGATGCACGTATTGGATTCAATTCGAATTCTCTTAATGCTCATGTCTTATGTGATGCAGAAGACACGAAGATTAACATTTGAAGAAAAACACAAAATACTCGAATTCATGGGACGTTTAGTCACTCATTCAGATTTCACCACGCCGCGTCTTTCGCAGATTTACGCCGGATCTGAACCAGTGTGTACAGGCCAAGAAACGCACCTAATAGAGAATACATCGCATAATAATTAGAGCCACCTCTATATTGATATATACTCCACATCATACTCGCAATTATACCTGAGATTACATATTGCATATCGTATTCATCTATGTTTTTCATGTTATACACGTCTTTTATTTCGTTCATAAATTGATATACCCCGATCGATATCGCCACAAAAAGTAGGGTGCTATCTACATCCATTACAATTATTAAAGAAATTATTTCTAAGATAAGTATATAAAATGAGCTCGTCCCCAGAAGCTGTCCTCGCTGGATATGACAGTAAGTCTAAAGAATCCAAACTCGTCATCGAGCGCGTGAAGGCGCTCGCGGCTCGCTACAAAAAGACTGGTATCAACAAGGAAAATATTTGCGGTGTGGTATCGTGTCTCATGATGGAAGTAAATAAGATTAAGGTCCTCACTGGTCCAGAAAAGAAAGAGCTCGTGATTGATCTCATTTACTCCATCATCGAAGAAATTGATGAAGGTGAAGAAGACTCCGAATTGGAAGTCGTTCTTAAGAAGATGGTTCCACCAATGATTGACAGCTTTTCGGTCATGCTAAAGTTAACTAAAGGTTGCGGTTGTTTTAGTAAGTAGATGCAGTTTCCTTCGCTTGAAACTATGGTAATGTACGGTGTTTACACTATACGTGATTTAATTTTATATTCAGAAAACAAACTGGTACAAAGGAACATACGTGTTTTAAATGAGTGTGAAGCATGTTCGTTTGTATTTGAGGGATGTGTATGTAATAATTGTAACTCTATTAAAAGAGACACACGAATGTTGATTAGATAAAATGACGCGATATCATATCGTCACTGTGCATACCACGCGCAACTTTCGTCATTTTCGAAAGTGATTGTATATGTTGCGCTGAGAGAAGACTTATAAAAACCCTTAAACATGAATGTTTAAAACGCGGAAATCGCATTCATCAATTTGCAATGTGGGTGAGGAGAAAGTTTGGTACACTCATCATACAACGCAAGACAAGTTATGGCCATGGTACGTCCCTTCCGTGTGTACTCTGTCGAAAAATGATAGACAAGTACAAACTGCGATGGAAGGCATACGACGGTGAGGCTTGGATAGATAGTTTCAATTCTAAACATGTACCAAAATCAAAACCAACAAACAAACAGCGCAGACTTTTACGTTTTGGGCTTAATGATTAACCCTAAAGCCGATTCTAGATTATTCTGGTTTCGTTTTAACGGTTTTTCACGCTTCAATTTAAGCGTTTCATTTTTACCAGTCGAACTGTTTATTTCATTCATCTTCTTTGTGTTTGAAATAATCGGTATAACCCTATCTTCTAATGGTGTACTATTTATCTCTTTAGGTTTCTCCTTATCTATGACGCTATTACTCCTAAAATCTTCTATGGAAAGATCACCACCGAATACATCGAGGCGTTCTCTGAGTGGAGCCATCACGATCGATCCCAATTTGTTATATAATCTTTTGCGCATAATTATGATATTACTACATATGATACCACCCCGTGTTATGCCGTATTTATCGATCGCATAACGTTTCATGCAACTCCAAGAGCAGAATATACCACACGTACTAAACTTGTTACGTTTCTCGTCATATCTATAAGGCAAACTTAAACGTTCACCTTCAAATGGATGGCAACACCACCAACACCACATAGTTTAGATGTGTATGTAAGTCTTTAAGTGTATATTTTTTTCTCAGCACAAAACAAACAACATGGGTGGTGGAGGAAGTAGTACCATCAACCAGGAATTCAACATGAGTGTTGTGAATGATGTCATGTACAATTCCGTGACCAATAACCAATCCGTCAATGAAAACTTATTGCAGATCCAACAAGGTATGGAACTCAATATATTGAAATCTGTCGGATGTAATATAAGTACCAATCAAGAGATTACATCAAGTTTTATGGCGACGACTAAACAAATTACAGAAAGTTTCCAATCCGTTGAAAATGATATCGTGAGCGAACTTCAAGCACAGGCGTCGGCGGCACTCGATAAGCAAACACAAGCGGGGAACATGCAATTCGGTGACAGACAAAACGTCAATCAAAAAATTAACACAGAAATAGAAAACATCGTGAAGACCAATCTCGAAACCAATAACCTGACGAAAACGATAAATCAAGCTGTTTATGTTCAAGACCAAACAATTAACATTGGTGAAGTATACTGTTTTAATGGCGAACAACTTTCATTCAAACAGAATATTTCGGCCGATCTCGCGGCACAAGCTGTCGCGAAGAACTTACTTTCCGCTGTGACGACCAACAAAATGGCAAACGAAATCGTAGCCACGGGTGAAGCCACCGCCGCGTCCAAGGCTGGTGGGGCCGCCGAAGCCATTGAATCGGCTGGTGAGGCGGTATCGGGTGTAGTTGGTGCAGTCACCGGTCCCATGAAATTTGCGATCATTGGCGCGGTGTTGTCGTGTATTATGCTAATCATTGCCATGGCCATGATGGGCCTGTCACCCGCTGGTCAGAACAAACTCAAAACTGCCAACTTTTCTAAAATGAAAATGCCCGGTATGCGACGTTAATTTCATTTTTGTTCTCTGTGGTGTACTGTGACCACTAAAAACAAAAATACATTTACAAAGACTCGAGGTACGCGATCAATTTTTCACGATCACCCGACTTCACGAGTGGGATGATCCGAGCGAGTTTTTCTTCATCTTCAGTCAACTCTTTCGCCATGCCGTAGACGATGAATGGGTTGATAAACTTTTCAGGAGACGCTTCCTTCACGTACTTCACCGCCTTAGAATCACTTCCTTCCAAATTCTCTCTCATTCTGATGGAACCGAGCCACACGACCAATGCGATGAGAGAAACAAATAACAAAATCGTATTAAGTTTAGTGTTCTTCATTTACAGTAGATAAAGAAATAAATTTTCTTTAATTAAATGATTTTAAGTATAGATGTAGGTATACGAAATTTGGCCATGTGTCAATTTGAGGAAACATCTAATTTAGTCGTGAACTGGGATGTATCGGGTGTACCGCCTGAACACAAGGATGGTATATTCGTCTCCATGCGCAATCACCTCGATGAAAAGCCGTGGGTATTAGAATCAGACATCATACTCATAGAGAAACAACCGGATAGAAATAAGAAAATGAAGATGGTAGAGAATTTTCTTCACGCATACTTCGTGATAAGATGCCCCAAATCTGAAACGATCATTTACGACGCTAAATTTAAGATTCCAGACGTGTGTGGACCGGGTAAAGCCCAGTATCTTAAACGTAAAAAGGTATCCATCGAACGATGTGAGGCGTTTTTGAATAGCAATCCCGTGAATTCACACTGGCTTCCCATATTCAAAGAATCCAAAAAGAAAGATGATCTCGCCGATACGGTCATGCAAGCGATCAGTTTTACGAAGCGCACGGAACCACTGAAGAAGACCGTGAACAAAAAATTAGTGCCGAGACGCCCGAACCAAAATCAAAAAGAGACGAGATATTCTAAATCAAACTTAGCTTGGATTTACGTTAATAAAGTGGACTGTGAATGTCTAGAGAAGAACAAGCGATTCATGAAGGATCTCAAGAGATACTACAGGACCATCGAAGATATGAAAAAAGAATTAGATGAAAAATATCTAAAGTAAATTAATGCTCAGGTATGCGGCGACATTCCGAGAATTACCACGTGTACTGGAAATAATGCGTAACAGAGGTGAAAAGGTAATAGTTGATTACGCAAAAGAAAATTGTAAATCACGTGAAGCATATGAAATAGCTGAAACGACAAAAAGAATCATCACCTCGCTTCCCATTAATTCAATGTGTGCCATAAAACTTACGAGTTTTGGGTCGAGAGAAAATGAATCTGAAGCGAAAGATTATGCACATTCTATCATTAAATATGCGAAAACGCGTGGTGTAAAAATATGCATAGACGCAGAAGATGTGTTGTATCCCGAAATATGTTACGACATGATGGCGGAGCATAATACAGTGAATGACATCAATGTTTACAAAACGTATCAAATGTATAGAAAACACGCCATGCGAGAACTACTGTCTGATATAGACGACGCACACAAAGATGGATTTAAATTGGGGGTAAAACTCGTGCGGGGTGCATATTTAAAACGACAACCCGATTTACTCGAAACAAAGGCGTATGTGGATAATCAGTACATGCAGAGTATGGCGTATTCTCTCGTGTGCCCACATGTACACACCATGCTCGCCACACATAATGAACGGTCGCTCAGATATGCAAAATGTTTTGACAAAGACCGTTACGTGACCGCACAGCTTTTAGGTATGGGTACAAACATAGGAATAGATTACAGGTATGTGCCAGTTGGAAATATGTTTGAACTCGCCCCGTACTTAATTCGGCGTCTCAAGGAGCGCATGACGTGGGATTAAAACGCCCATCGGCAAACAAAAACAAATAAGAAGTGCGTCCGGAAATTGTGATGATGTCATCACCACAAAATATACACCGTGTCGTCACACGACCGAATGGCAAGATTGGGGTGTGTTCGACGGTAAAAAAATACAAAGACGTTTGGTTTACGTCGTGAATGTCTTTAAAGATTTAAACCGTAGATGTACTAAATGCAAAGGGATGTCTTGGATCACGGGTTTGTTCGCCTCGTGGACCACATGCCTCGGGAAGATTTGGATGCGGCCATCGTACAATCCGCCCGAGTCTCGTATGGAGATGGGACTAAAACCTCAAGAGGAGATCGGGGACTTATTCGATATCTCCTTAGACACTGGCACACCACGCCATTCGAGATGGTCGAATTCAAGTTTCACATCAAAATGCCCATCTATATCGCTCGACAGCATATGCGGCACCGCATGGCCAGCATCAATGAACTCTCCGCCCGATACTCCGTCGTACCGAAACAGTACTACGAACCAGACGTTGTGCGTGGACAATCGCGAGTAAACAACCAAGGATCGGAAGGGGTCGTCGACGTGGGTGATGAATTGACGTCTAAGGTTTCCGAAAAACTCAATGAATCGTTTGAGTTGTACCAAGATCTCCTCGATAGGGGTGCGTGTCGCGAACAAGCGCGTGGCAACCTCCCACAGTCGACATACACGGAATTCTATTGGAAGATTAATCTTCACAATCTCATGCATTATCTCCACCTTCGCATGGATGAACACGCCCAGATGGAGATCCGTGAATACGCCAACGCGATTTATGAACTCGTTCAACCGCTCATTCCGGTCACCATGGAAGCATTCAAGGACTTTAGAATTGATGCCATGCACTTGACCGGACCGGAGATCAGAGCCCTCGCCGGTGGTGAAAAGATTGAATCGCCGGGTGAGCGCAGAGAGTTTGAGGAAAAACTCAAACGTCTCAATATTAATTTGTAATCACACCCCAAAAAAAATCTTAAGAAATAGTAAATGTTTGTCATCGCGGCCTCCACATCAGCGAATATCACGTCCATGCGTAAAAAGTTCAAAAAATACGGTAAACAAATGAAGAAACAGCGCGCGGATGATTTTGTGACCATTCGTGAGCGTCTTTCAGAAATCGCGGAGGGTGAGAAGACTCGATCCCGTGAGATTTTGGAAAGTCACAAAGCTTTCTTTATGGATGAAAAGAAACCAAAGAAGGAAGAAACGTCTATCGATTTTTATAAGAAGTAAATGCAAACCACGCACTCATGATGGATAACAACGTAAACATAGGTAAGTGTTCTATCATATTTCCAGCGAGTACCGCAGTCAATACACTGTATTGTGTGTATCGCATCTCTTTCCTCGTCTTTTCTAACGACCTTTTCATAGATGTTCTGGATTCCTCCAAACCCAGAACAGCTGTACTTATGTTTCGTATGCGCGACGGCATTTCCATGGACGTGGAGAGCGCTTCTTGTATGTCGAACGATTCTATGAATTGATCCTTTATCATGGGCTCTAAATATTCATAATAATTGAAATTTTCATCTAATTTTATACACGTACCTTCGACGGTAGAAAATGCCTTCGCGAGATACACGAATGATGTCGGTATCAAGAATGGTTTTTTATCCGCGAGAGACGTGAGTATTTCGTCATCCAATGTATCATTTTTAAATGCATTCACATCCAATGTTTCGAGATAATTTAACGTTGTTTTGAAGAATATCTCTATGTCATCGGTATCGGTGGTCGTTGGAACTATGATCTTCAGTCGTGTGAGTGTGTCTACTAAACCCTTCGTGTCTCGGTTTATTATACATTTAAAGAGTTCTTGAAATCCCATTTTTAATTCATCCGAAATATCTATGACGAGTCCGAAATCGTAAAATACGAGTTTACCCTTATCCGAAAATCCCAGATTTCCCGGGTGTGGATCCGCGTGAAAAAGTCCCTTTTCCATGGTTTGAATCACGTACGATGTGATCAACGCTTCACAAATTTTCTTTGAGTTTACATTTTCGTCTGTTATTTCGGTGAGTTTATCCGACTTTACGTACTCCATGACTATCATGTCGTGCGTCGAAAACGATTCGTATACCTTGGGTATTTTGACCCATTTAACATCTTTAAACGCTTTTCGCATGCGTTTGGCGTTGTGTATCTCTTTTTCATAGTCGGATTCCGATAAAAGGTACTCTATCGATTCGTGTAAGACTTGACCGGAGGTCGCACCGGTATCTATGCCCACCCACTCTAAAAAATTAACAACGTCGATTATGTTATCTGTATCATTTTTCATTACGTCGTAGATGGCGGGTCTCTTTATTTTTACCACGACCTCTCTACCGTCGAGTAATCGCGCCATGTGCACCTGACCTATACTCGCAGACTTGAACGGTGTGTAATTAAACTCGGAAAATACATTATTGGTTTTTACAACATCTTTTACACATACCTCGTCTATCGGAGGTACATTATCCTGTAAAGATTCGAGCTGTCGCGTAAACTCTACAGGGTAAAGGTCTGCGCGGGTTGATACAATTTGGCCTAACTTTACAAAGGTTGGTCCGAGTTCTATTAATTGATCCCGAGTCCAGACACCGAGTTCGGATTGATTTTTTACAAAATTCTTCTTCCATAGGAATTCAACCGCGAACTTCCACGTTTTACGTTTCCGTTTTACGGGTGAAGGTATCTTCAGTGACGCACATGTCAGCATCCTTACATTATTTGGATATTTTATTCTTTAAAGTCATGGCGTTGTACAGCGACCCGTCCGGTAGGTAGTGTATCGTCGTGTACGTCGTGTGATTCGGATCCCAAACATATTTAGTCGAGAGTTTCACTCTACTCTGTCTCACGGTTCTTTGAATCATGTCTTCTCTGCTTCCGACGACAACACCCGTGTGTCCCGGGACGACGGTTTTGAGCGCTCGTGCTAACATTGTGTTCATCTATACATGGTTGGTGGTAAATCTTTAATTCTGATAAAATTTAAAAAATAAAAAAATATTTTTTTCACTTTCTTTTTAAAGAAAAAAGTTTTGAAAAAAATATTTTTTTTATTTTACTTTTCAAAATTTTACAAAATTCTCGTCATTTGATCTAAACTGGGTGTACTCTCTACATAAAAAGTTAAAAAAAACACGGTGTTACTTTAGAGTTCTACTCCGTCGATTGATTTGAAATAGATATAATCACTACATAAATTTATAAAGTAACGCCATACTTTTTGGAAATTTAAAAACAAAAAATAAAAAAATATTTTTTTCACTTTCTTTTTAAAGAAAAAAGTTTTGAAAAAAATATTTTTTTATTTTTTTTCTATCGATATTATAAAATGTGGTACATTTTCTTAATTCTGTATGTTTCCTACTTGATCCTTGGTCCACATTGGGAATCGAAACTGATAGAGAAAAAACCCATGTTAATAGTCGACAGCGTGAGGGAGCTTTTCAGGAGATCTATATTCATATCTTACGTTTCACTTCTGTATACCGCGTGGTTCCTATATGGTCCATCGTACGCCACCGCCATGAATGCCATCATACTTTCGGCGGGTGCGACGTACGGCTTCTACACGAAGTATGGACCAGAGAAACCGTTTCCCATGCACATCATACTAAACGTATTTCTCCTATTCGCATCCATGCCGTACCTCGATTTCCAAACCGTGTTGACGGTGTGTCTCATGATTTTCTATCAACTCACGCGCGATGTATTGTATCTTCCGGCGTAATATTTTTGGTACTCTATTATAAATGCGAGTGCACGTGATCGGCGCCGGACCCACGGGCATGTCTATCGCATGGGAAATACTCAGGTCGACGGATCACGAGGTCATCGTGTACGACAGGAAACCGTCGGTGGGTGGTTCGTGGTGGGAACCGTCCGCTGATACACGAGACATACACGCA